TCAAACGCCGCGCCGTAGCTGCCGCAGCCCTGCACTCACCCACGCCTTGCTGCGGACATCCCTCGCTCGGGGCTTCGTTTCTGCAGGCGGCTTGCGCGGCTCCAGCGCCGCCTTGATCCGCTCGATCTCCTTCGCTCCGGCCTCAGCCAGGCGCCGAGCCTGTTGCTGCTGCTCGCGCGTCGGCGGCAGACCGGGCAGTGGCGGGGGCAACTGGATCGGCGTGCTGTCGGTCAGCCGGGCGACGGCCTCACGCAGCGGAAGCTCGGGATACAGCCTGGCGGCGCACCAGCGCTCGGCGTAGCGCTTCGCCTGCCGAACGTTGGCGGCCCGCACTTCCTTTACGTCCCACATCTTCTGGCCTTCCATCCAGAGGCGCACCCCTGGACCGCCATCGGACGTGACGCTGGCCGTTTCGCGGCCGTTGTACCAGAGCGCCCAGCGTTCACCGGTCTGGACCCAGCCAGCGGGAATCGGGGCGGTGCGGAAGCCGTGGGAGGATTGCATGACCGGAAGGATACGGCCGGCCGTCGCAGATCCTGCGAACGAGCCGGCCACCTCCCTGAACCGTTCGGCCAGGGTCGAGCCATGCTCGACCCCGTCGGTTCAGTCGATCGGAATGGTCATCTGGCTGGCATTCGACCCGTAGTTGACGGGCCCCCGCGTGGCGCCTACCCCTGGCGTCCATTCCCATATCTGCATGCCTGTGGTGTTGGTACTACCCGCGTACAGCACCAGGCCGTCTTTCGAGAACGCGACGCCGCGGCTAAGGCCACTGATGCCGGCGGGCAACGGGTAGGCAGCTCCGGCGCCGTTGTTCGGATCCCACAGGTAGAGGTGCATCTGCGTCATGAACGAGCTGCCAAACACCACGGCGCGAGCTGCATCCGACAGGGCAACCATACCCTGCGCGCTCTGACCGAATGCTGCGATTCGATCTTCGAAGCCATTCGGGCCGATCTTGTAGATATGGCAGGACGGACTGGCACCGCAGATTGCCGCCAGGTGGGTTCCCGACTCGTTGATCGAGATCGAGTGAACCTGAGACCCAGGAAGCGCCACCGGTCCATTCACCCGCTCACCGAAGCCGTTCACGTCATCCCAGCGATAGGCGAACAGGTAGGGGTAGCGGTCAACCACGAGGTAGACGATATCGCCCTTGGGGTTGAACGCAGAGAACATCACCGAGTCGATCAGTGGAGTGACTGGATCGGCATAGCGGCTCCCTATGCCCATCGGACTGACACGCTGGGCCCTTACGTACGGTGCAGTGGTATGGCCGATGATTACGGCTGCGCCAGACCGAGAGAACGTCGCGCTTCGGCCCTGGCCAGGCAGCGGCGGGTTGATCGCGGGGAATTCATCGCCGATCGCACCCTCTTGGCTTACTGGATAGATGGAAACGCCCGGCGCAAGGTTGTAGGTTGCCGCAGCCAACGTCGCGTCATCACTGGCGCCCACCAGGTAGGTGTTGCTCTTTTCGGACGTAGTTGTTCCACCGAGGCGATCAATCGCGTTGGCCGCGTGCCTGTACCCGCCACAAAGGACGTATGGGTTGAGGAACATTGCGAAGAACTTGTAGGACGCCGGCCTGGCCGCGACTGTGATCGGGCCGCTCCATACGAAAGATCGCCCTATCGAATCGTTTACCCGAAGAACGATGTTAAACACCCTTTCGAAGTTGATGCCGGTAGATGGGACCGTGTGGTCCCACTGGAAGTTGTCGACAAAGAGAATCTTGTTCTCGCGGTAGCGAATGCCATTCCCGGCCACATTGATGGTCGCAGCCCCGGGCGGAGCAGCGCCGAACACCGACGACGGGTACACGCGGTTCTTGCTGGCCGACATGACCTGGTTGCCTTCGACGGTGTGGATCACTTCGCCGGAGGCGTTGCGGTACTCGAGCATGACCGAGCCACCGGCGTTGCCCTCCGATGACGCACCCTGCCGCACGTCGCACTTCGCGGTGGTGATCTGGCCGGGCTGGACCGTGTAGCGGGCAGCGTTCGAGATCCGGGAAGTGCCCCAGTTGCCCCAGTAGCCCGCCGACCACTGGCCGGAAGGCGGGTTCTCGGTGGTGATGTTCCAGCCCGGCCCCAGTTCCCAACCCGTCTGGCCTTGCTCGAAATCAGGATTGGCGATCGGCGCCTGCGCGGTCAGATAGGCCGGCCAGGCCACAACAACCTCTTTGGTCGCCTGGTCGACCCGCAGCTGGGCACCGTCGGGGAGCTTGTCGCCACCGATCTGCAGCACGCTGCAGCCGCCGATGCTGTTGCGGATCTGCAGGCGGCCCTCGTAGGCCTGCGACGGTTTGGCTCGGGCAAACCGACCATTGACGTACAGCGCCGGCTGGTAGACGTCCTGGTCCAGGTCCGGTCGGTCATAGATGCGCGCGGCCATGTCAGTTCGCCCTCTGGCCGACCAGGTACACCCGCAGCCCCTTGGCCAGCGCGGTGCCAACCTGGTCCACATCAATGGTGATCTCGTCGCCCTTGGCCAGGATGTTGCCGCCCACCTCGTAGACGGCAGGAATGGCCGCCGTGGTGGTGCTGCGCTCGTTGTTGTCGAAGGTCAGCTTCGTCGACAGGATGCTGGTGCCGTTGCGGTTCACGTCCACCGTCAGCACCACGCCCGCCGCCTGAGCTACCGACAGCGTGGCGTAGATGCCCCCGCTGGCCACCGGATCCAACAACATGCCATAGGGCATGACCAGGCTGTCTTTTCCGGTGCCGGCGGTGATGCTGGTTCCGATCAATGCCGAGCGGTCGATCAGGTCGAACGACTGCAGATCGGGGGATGCCGCGATGCGCAGCAGATCGCCGGCCGCCACCCAGGCGTCAGCGTCCGGCGCAATGCAGGTGGCACTGATGATGCTGCGCGGCCCGCGGCACTTGGCCTGGAAGCTGACCGGGATACTCAGCTGCCCTGCCCCGTCCTGGATCGCCAGCGTTACGGCGCCGTCGCCCAGCTGCAGGACCGAGAAGAACTGTCCTTCCTTCCAATCGGCGCTGCCGCCGGTGTTCTTGCGAATGGTGATCGTGATGGGGCTGGCCGAGTTGGCCAGGATCAGGGTGTTGTGCGAGCCACCGTCTACGGTGGTGCTGGCGCTCACGCTCACGATGCGGGGGGCGACGGTGTAGACCGGGGGCTGGCCGATCCACGGCCGCGCGTAGCCGCGCAGGGTGGTAAAGCCGCGCACGCCATCACCCAGCGGCGGGTTGAACCGGATGGCCGGCGGAGCGCCCAGGACACCCGGAACGATGGTGAAAGCGCCGTCGATGCCCGGCTTCGACACGGGGTAGACGTTCGACCCTGCCGCTGTCTCCACCGCCGTGTCGTAGAACAGCGGATCCAGCACGTCGGCACCTGCCAGCGGGAAGTCGGTCACAACCCCATCGCCCTCGAACGCCCAAAACTTCGGCGTGACACCAACGGTGCCGCCGCCGCCTTGGATCTGCTCGATCAGCACCAGCACCGCGCGGCGGTTCATAGCGTCCGCATCGGCGACAGCATCGCCAACGTTCGCGATTCGGTTGCCCTTCGCGTCCCATACAAACTGCCCGGTTTCGGGATCCAGCACCAGCTGCAGCCCGCTATCCAGCAGCTGCTGCAGCTGCATCACGCGGTAGTCGAATGCGTCCTCATGGATTTCCGGCAGGAACGCTCCCTGGTTGGTGATGTCGGCCGGCTGGTCCATCGGCACGGTGCGCAGGATAACGATGTCCAAGTTCAGAGCCGGCGCGGCATTGAAGGTGATTTTGCTGGTGTTCGCGCGCAGCCCGGTCACCGTGTACTGCGACGGCGGCACCAGGTTGTAGACCGGATGGGTACCGGTGAACACCTGGATATGGCTCGACAGGAACGCCCTCGGCCCGTTGAACGCGGTGGCAACGCCGTTCCCCACGTAGGTCTTGCGGCGGTCATTGGCGGAAATGGTCATGGGTGCATCAGCTCCAGAATGAAAAAGCCCCGCAGATGCGGGGCTGGGCGTGGTCGATTACTGCTCGTCCTTGGGTCGGCGGTACATGAGGTATGCAGCCGCCTCCGCGGGGTTGTCGGGGGTGTACTGACCGGTGCCGACGTCGTAGAGGTATTCGCCGGTGGTCAGCATCTGATTGCTGGGGATGCCAGTCAGCGGGCCGGCAGCGCGCACGCCGGTCTTGATCAGCTTTTCCGCGTCGGGCTCGTCATCGTCGGCGATCCAGTCCCGGCCCTCCTTCAAGGCGGTGAAACCGAATCGCGCGAGAGCGACGCCGGAATCGACGAACGGATTGGGTCGCGACATGACGGCCTTGCCGTCGAGCGTTGCGTCGATGGCTCCCGCGACGTCCCGAAGTAGCGGAAACGTCTGGAAGGGGAACAGTAGCGTTTTGCGCGCCAGCCACATCGCCCAATCGGCGCCGTCCACGTCCCCATCGTCGTCCTCATCCCCCGGACCCCGTCCCATCAGCAATTCGAACACTGCGTTGGACAGCACGCCGGCCGACAGCCAGGTGCCCAGCGCGCGGGCCGGAGACTGCACGCGCCCGAGGTACAGACCACGCAAGCCAGACTCCTGCAGGCGGTTGTTCATGATGATCATCGGGCCGATGAACATGCGCACCCACTTGTAGCGTGGGTCGCGCTCGGCAGCGCTGAGATCCTTCGGCGCACCGGCCTGCTGGGTGGTGCGGATCGACTTGTCGGCCAAGCGCACCGCCTCGTCGATGCCGACACCCTGCGCCTGCGCCTGCTGGTAGCGGCCCAGCCAAATGGCACGCTCGGCCAGAGGTACAGTCCAACGATGGACCTCCATCGCCATTTTCATGGCCGCCGCGCGGATGCCGCGCTTCCCGGACAACTTGCCCAGCACCACCTGATAGGAAGAATCCAGAGAGTTGGCGCGCTCCGCCATGAAGGGCGACAGAGAGTGGATCATCTCCGTCATCTTGACCGGATTGCGGTAGTACGCCGTGTAGCCGGTGGCCAGGTACTTCGGATCCACACGTGCAGCCGCCTGGATGGGTGCCACCAGTGTATTGGCGATGACCAGCGGGATACGGAAGCCCAGTGCCGCAACTGCCGTGTTGGTCATAGCGGCGTCGCCAATTTTTTCCATCATGCTGGACCCCGGCTCGGACACCGACGCGCCGCGCACCGCGTTCTTCACGCTGCCGTAGAGCGAGTGGTAGGCGCCTTCCGACAGCCGCTGCTGGATCAGGTTCTTCAGCTCCTGGTCTTCCAGCACCCGCAGCGCCTGCTTCACGTAGCCGCGGTGGGAGACGTCGGTGATCACGTCGTTCAAGTGCCGCGACAGCACGCGGTGGTAGTCCAGCAGCATCGGCGCCGCGTACTCGGTGCGCTCCTTCGTGTGGCCCTTGCTGGTCATGGCACGGCTGAAGGTTCCGCCCATGATCTGTTCCTCCGCCGCGCGGGCCTGCTTGACGCCGCCGGCACCCGCCCGGGGGTCGTACACCGCCGGGTAGTAGCCGCCGCGCAGGCTGACCATCGAGCCATCGGCCGCGGTGAAGATCAGCGGCATCGGCTCGACCTGCTCTGGCGCAACACCCGACAGCCGGCGCTGCTGCTCCACGATGTCTGGCCACAGGCTGTTCACCGCATCCCAGATGCCCTGCACCATCTGCGCGTCGGCCGGCGTGAGGTGGCCGAGCATTTCCGCGATGTTCTGCGGGGTGAACTGGACCACCTCGGCGTTGTTGCCAATGAACCCGCCGCGCATCAGCTTGTCGCGGTTGCCGGCGTTGCCCATGTTCAGCGCAGCCGCCACGATCGTGTTCTTCGACAGCGATCGCCCCAGGCTCGGGACGTACACCAGGCGGTTGAGGTCCGCCCGCTGCGCCGGCGTCAGGGCCTTCATGGTCTGCTCCAGCATGCCGCCGACGCGGTTGCGCAGCTCGATCCGCTGTTGTTGTGCTGCCTCGGCCTGGTTCCAGAGGAAGTCGTGCCAAGGCCCTGTCTCGCCACCGTCCAGCCACTCGACCACCGTCTCCGGGCGTAGCACCCAATCCATCAGGCCGGTGTAGGTCGCGCCGACCTTCTGCATCGCGGTCAGGTCCGCGTCGGAGAGCGGCAGCGGCTTGCCTTCCGCGATCGCACCGCGGATTGCGCCGGCCAGTTCGGCCTGCGCGCTCTCCCAGTCGCGCTGGTCCTTGTTGCTCAGCAGCTTGTTCTTCAGCTTGGCCAGACGCGCGATGTTGGTCACCGCATCGTGCAGCTCGCGGAACTCGGTAATCGGCAGATCGGCGTAGTTCGTCACGCTTTCCGCCTCGACCCGGGTCAGCAGCGCATCGCTCACCGCCGTCAGGTCGTCGTCTGCCTGGCGTGCCTCTACCCACTGCCGCAGGCTCTGCCGACGCGCTACAGCCCGGCCGGACACGTCGCGGAACTCGTAGGTGTCGGCGATGGTGTCCATCGCTTCCAGATAGTCGGCGCCGGCTTTGCCCAGCCGCTCTCGGGCCTGCGGGGTCATCTGCCGGCGGATGTAGCTGACCTTCGACTCGACTTCCTGCTGCACCGCGCGAGCCTCAGCGAACAGCACAGCGTTCAGGGCCTGCTGACGCTTCGCCTGCAGTGCATCGGCGTACTTCCCTGCTGCCGCTGCCTGCGCCGCCGCGCGGGCTGCCTTGCGCTCGGCGACCAGGTACTCGTTCGGGCGGATCTGGCGCGCAGTCTTCTCGGCCAGCACCGCCTGCGCCACTGCCTTCAACTCGCGCCGGTTGGGGCGTGGTTCCTTGGCCAGGTCGGCCAGCACACCCAGTTCACGCTCCAGCAGCTGGATCTTCCGGCTGCCGTGTACCGCATCCAGTGCCCGCTGCGGCAGAGTACCGTCGGTCATCGGCTCGCCGTGCCGAGCCTGCATGCGCGCGTCAGCCTCCGCGCTCACGCCTGCCAGCGTCTGCCGCACTGTCCACAGTCCCTGCACCAGCTCGTCGGCGGAGGTGAAGCCCAGCAGCGTGGCCACCTCTTCGGGATGGGTACCACCCTTGCGGGCGTATACCCGCCCCATCTTGTCCAGCAGGCCGTCGCCGTAGGTCGCCGCCAGCACGGCGCGGTCCAGCTTCAGGCCCTGCAGCTGCCCGGGCACCGGCTCGCCGCCGGCCTCCTTGCGGCCTGTCAGCACGCGGTAGGCACGCACGATGGGCGTGGCCTCGACCTCCGCCTCGACCTCGGCACGGATGGTGGCCAGCTCGTCCTTCCACCAGCGCTCCCGCGCGCGCGCATCAGCCTCCTGCAGCTGCGCCATCAGGTCAGCCTCGGCCTGCTCCCGTGCCGCAGCAACCTGCGCCTGGTAGTCAGCGAACTGGCGTTCGGTCATGCCCAGCGCCTGCGCTTCGGCCAGGTCGCGGGCGATCGGCTCGAAGCCCACCCTGGCCTGTGCCGCTTCGATCTCTTCCTGGCTGGCCAGCATGCGGTCGAACACGCCGCGCACGTCGTCGGTCAGCTCCACGTCCAGATTCCGCAGGCTGCGGTAGACGCCCAGGATCCACTGCTTGAACTGGCTGAACACCGATTGCAGCTCCGGCGTCGGCGCCTTCCCCTCGCCCAGGTAGGCCTCGAAGCCGCGGGCGAACTGTTCGTGCTGGTCGACGCCGATCTGGTCCGCAGACTCGACGCCGAACCACTTCAGCAAGGTATCCAGATCGGAGCGGACCTGCGGCGATGCGTCCTCCGCCGTGGCCACATCTCGGTAGACCTCCAGGAAGAAGTGCCCGGATTCGTGCAGGAACGTGGACAGGTCCGCCCCCCTGAACAGGCTGATCTGCATCGACCGACCCGGGCCAATCTGAATCTGTCCTCGGGGAGCCGCCTCGGATGACTGGAAGAACGGCCTGGCGTTGAAAGCCGGCAGAACCTCTGATAGCGTCAGCCCCGACGTCGGCAGACCGCGGGTACGCAACTCGGACTCGGCCGTGCCGGCCCGCTCCATGGCACCGACGTCAGACCCCGATTGGCGCAGCGATTCGCTGCCGAGGCCGTCGGGGTTTCCTATTTCAAAGCCCTCGAAATCGTAGGCCCGGCGCACACCGTCGTTGCCGACGCGGTACACCAGGCGCACCGGATACACCCGACCGTCGTACTGCACAGCCGATGCGGCGTAGGCGTAGGACACGGTCTTGTCGTCGGTGTCCACCGAGGTGGAATGGATCGGCGCAGACTCCACCAGTGCGGGCAGCTCGCGGGCAACGGCCTGGCGCAGCGGATCCCGCCGCCCCTTGGACATGACTTTCTTGCGACCACGCGAGGCGAATCGGACAGGCTGACCATCCGGTGCGTTGACCTCGATGCCGTCCTGCTGGGTGCGCATCAGCTCGTTTGACTCGGCGAACCAGTCGGCCGGGTTGCCGGTGGTCGGCTCCAGCTCGATCACCGGCACCGGCGTTTCCGGGGCGAGGCCGGTTGGCACCTCGTCGGTGCGGGTCGGCTGGAACAGGATGTCGCCGGCCAGCACCTCGCGCGCGGCGGTCTCCGGCAGCGCCACGCTCCAGGTCTGCCGCTGGCCGTCGATTGGGTCGTCCTGCACGATCTCGCCGTCGGTGCGCTCAGCTTCCGTGCGCGCCTGATCCAGCGTCAGGAAGTCGCGCGCCTGTCCCTGTTCGTCGGCCAGCAGCCACTGCCCGGCCCGCTGCACGTAGGCGCTGCCATTGCGCTCGATGGTCTGCTGGCCGCGGCCATCGGTGGCCACCTGCGGCCGGCCGAAAAGGCTGCGCAGGGCGTCCATGCCGCGCTGCATCAGCGTGCGCGGCTGGGCCTCGCCACCCTCCGCCGGCGCCTCGGCTGCATCGATGCCGGCCGCGTAGCGCTCGTACAGCGCAACAGGATCCTGTCCGGTTACCTCGCCCAGGCGGCCGAACATCGCGCCCCACAGCTGCGCCTGGCTCTCGGCCTGGGCCGGGGTGTAGCGTTCGGTTCCAACCAGCTGCGCCATGACCGACTGCTGCACCTGCGCGCGGGCATTCGCCGCGGCTTGGCCCGGTGCCGGTGCATCCAGCGGCACACCCAGCTCGCGGGCCATCGCATCGATGTCGAGCGATTCCAGCTCCGCCGGCGACAGCCCGTCAGCGGTCGTGCGGGCGTTGCGCAGGATCTCGTCGCGGTTTGGCAGCCGCGGCACGGCGGCCATCCACTCGGCCATCGGAATCACGAGCTGGCCGGTGGCCAGCTGCTCGGCCAGCGCCGACTCGCCACCGACCATGTCCTGCAGCACCTGCGGTGCGGACTGGAACAGCGTCTGCGCTTGGTCAGCGTCCAGGTACACGCGCGCGTCTTCGCCGGCCACCTGCGCCGTCAGCGCCTTCATGTCCTCCGGTGAGCGCTCGCCCAGCTTCAGCTCGCCGGCAAGCTCGGTGGCAGCGCGCAGGCGGTCGTTGGCCTGGCCAGACTGCATCACCTGGTCCAGGCGCTCGTTGATCCACCGCACCTGCCCGGACGCGCGCGCGGCGCGGTAGTTGGCATGCACCTCGACCGCACCGGTGGGAACCTCGGCCAGGCCCTCCATGATGATGTCGCCCCACTTCAAGCGTTCCTCGGTCAGCAGCTGCGCCGTGGCCTCGCCGGCAGCGCCGCCACCCAGCTGCACGCCAGCCTCGGCGCTGGTGCGCAGGATCGCCGAGGATGCGCTGCGTCGCGCGTTGTTGATGAAGTGCCCAGCCACACCGGCGGTCAGCGCGTCGAACACGCCGATAGCCACACCTCGCTTGGCCGCCTTGTCGCGGGCTGCGGCCATCTTCTGCGGATCGCGCAGGAACTGGCCAACCGCGTAGGCGTCCGTCGGGTCGACCTTCGCGTCCTGCATGGCGTCGGCGATGCTGGCGCCGAACTCGGTCAGACCCGACCCGGTACCGGCCGATGCGGCAGTCACCACGCGGCTACCACCACCAGTGGCTGCGGTCAGCGCCAAGCCCGGGGCGCCCATGCCGATGGACTGGCCCAGGGTGACCGCGATGGCGCCCAGCGTGTCGGTGCCGCCGCCGGCCAGCTCCCGCACCGCACCGCTGAAGCTGCCGGCCTTGTTCGCCCGGTCGAATGCCTGGAACCCGCGTTCGGTGCTGGCGCTGGTCACGTCTGAGGCCTGAGCCCGGCGCTCCTGGTCTGCGCGCAACGCGGCTTCTTCGGCCGAACGGTCGGTGGTCAGCCGCCCGGTCGCCGGATCCATCACCGCAGGGCCATCCGGCAGCAGCGAGAGCGCATTGGCCTTGCCGCGCTGCCAGCCGCTGACGATGCCGCCGATGACCTGCTCCAGGATGTTCGGCTCGGCAGTGGCACGGGCCTCGCCAGTCACCAGCGAGTTGGCATAGGTGGCCAGCTTCGGCGCCTCGTCGCTGGCCAGCGCCATGCGCCGCGGATCGCTCAGGAAGTCGCCCACGTGCGGCGATGCGCGGCCGGCGTCGTCGATCTCCTGGCGGCGGGCGTCTTGCTCGTAGTCGCCCAGGTTCGCCGCCACCACGCCGAAGGGCTGGCCAAGCTGGTCCGACAGCTGGTTCGCGCGCGCGGCGTCTTCCGGCTTCTGGCTGGTGCCGGTGTAGGCGCTGCGCAGGGTCACCTGCCGGTTGCTCTCGATCTCGTCCGACAGTTCGTCGAAGCCTTCCAGCACATCGTTGATCACTTCTTAGCTCCTTGGCTCTTTCGGGCGAGGTACTGAGTAACCCAGGCATCGGTCGGGGGACGGCCGTACTTCTCGGCATATGCGCCTCGCACTGCGTCCCGGTCGGCCTGGCTGACCTGCAGATCGAACTGCGCCGCGCTGCTGTACAGGCCCACCTTCACCTTCGGGTTGTTCTTGAACTTGCCGTCCTTCTCCTGGATCGCGCCTAGACGGCCGGCCTGCAGGTTCTGGGCAAACTGCTTGGCCGTGGCCGACAGCAGCACGTCCGCCTGCTCAGGGGTCGGCTTCTTGCCGGTGGACTGCACAAACGCGGTCTGTGCGTTCTGGTAAGCGATGCGGAACTCACCGCGCAGGCCCGCACGCGGAGCGTTCTTCGCCGCCGACCCCGTCCCGCTGGCATCTGTCGCTGGTCCGATGCCCAGCATCTGGAATCCGCGCTCAACCCGATCGGCGTCACTCATGTAGTCCGCGCGCTTGGCTGGGTCATTGACCTTGGTCTGGTCATCGGCCAGCGACTTCAACGTCTTGCCGCTGAGCTTGTCGGCGTACTGGCCCAGGGGCAGCTTGGCGAACTCGGTCGGACGCAGCGCCTGCATACGCTGCAGCTCGTCTACCGTGGCCGGGTCGTCCTGGATCACCGCCCCTTCTGCGGTCAGCTTGCGATAGCGGTTGATCGACTCGGCCAGGCTCGAATCCTGCCCCACCAGAGCCAACTCTGCCGGCGCCAGGACCTGCGACAGCGGCACGCTCGCGCCGGCGGCAGCCACCTTGTCGTAGATCGACATGGCGGCGGCTTTCCTCGCCTGCTCCAGCCTGTCTTTGCGCTGCGCGTAGATGTCGCGCAGGTAGCCCTCAGCAGCAGCGCGCTGGTCCGGCGGCATGGTGCGCGGGATGGCGGCGATGGCATCGGCAAGCGTTGCTGGCGGCCCGCCATACATCCTGGCCTGATCGTTGTGCAGGGACTCGGCATAGGCCGTAGCTTGCTCGGGGGTCTTGAACACCCCCAGGTGCTTGCCGGTTTTCTCGTACAGCGCGATGGCGTCATCGTCAGAAAGCACGCGCCCGTCATCGCTGACCGTCGGGATCAGCACCTCCCCCTTGTCGGTGCCGAACGAGATGGATCGGACTGTGCTGATGCTTCCATCGGCATTGCGCACCACCGGCCGCTTGGCAAGATCGATGTTTCCCGCCTCAACCTGACCTGACGGCGCGGACGGACCAGCCTCTGATGCCCACCGCGACGCCCGCCCCATGACCTGGCGCACGTACAGCGCCGTCTTCGGGTTTTGTGCCGAACGACCACGGTTCACCACGGCATCGGCGCCGCCCTCCCCAGCGAAGTGCGCGGCAATGGCGAAGGCCCGGCCGCCCTTAGCCAGCCGCTCCTTGTACTCGCGGGCAGCGCGCCGGGCGGATGCCGCAGCGTCCTTGCGGTCGATGCCACCGGCGCTGGTGGCGCGGTACTGGAACAGCCCGGTCGCCTGGTCGCCATCGTCCAGAACCTCGCGATTCACTGCGTCGGCGCGGAAGCCCGATTCCTGCTCAGCGAGCGCGTACAGGTCCGCGCGGCCGGCCGCATCCAGTCCCTCGGCCTTCGCTGCGTCATCGATCGCCTTGGCCACCGCTGCCGACGGCACGCCACGCGCTGGCGGCGCCGGAAGCGGCTCGATTGCACCGCGGCCATCGGCCAGAGACTGCGCCAGTTCGTAGGCCGCGCGGTCCTTCACCACCGGGTACAGCGTGCGCTCGACCTGCGCCCGGTCCTCCGGCGTCATCTGGTCGGCGTAACGGTGGTAGTAGTCCTCCGCCGCGAACGGGTCACGGGTGGCCATCGCCGCGGCCGTCTGCTTGCGCACGGACGATACGATGCCGCGCTCGCTGGCCTTGATCGCCTCGGCCCCCATTCCCTGCGTCTGGTAGGCGGCGCTGGCGATGCCAACGGCCTCCTGCAGGCGCACGTCAGCCAGGCCGAAGTCGCCGGACATGCCGGCGCTGACGGCATCCTGGCCGATGTTGTCGATCGTAGCCTTGCGCTCGTTGGCCTCGTAGGCGCTGTACTCGCGGTCGGCGTAGCTGTTGAGCCGGCCCTGCACAGAGTCGCGGAACGAGAACGACACCTGATCGAACCGCTGCTGCTGTTCGGGCGACAGCCGGCTGCGGATCGACGACACACGCTGGTCGAGATCACCCAACAGCGCATCGTGCGCCTGCAGCGCGTTCTTGCCCTGGTACTTGGCGATGCCGTCGGCGTTGGCAGGGTTGAAGGTGTTCCCTTCCCAGTCCGACAGTTCGCGCCGCGCCTCCATGACCGCCGTCAGGTCGGCGCGCTGCTTCTGCTGCTGGAACAGGTCGGCAGCCGTCTGGCCGACGGCACCCGCGGTGCGGCTGAGCGGCGACAGGTCGACCTGGGCAGTGTTGCGGACCTGGGGGCCAAGCTCGGCCTGCACCTGCGGCCCGCTGGTGCGTGGGATCAGGGTCGCCATGTCACAGCCCCCAGCCGCGCGAGATGCGCGCGTTGTTGCGCATGGTGATGCTGTTGGCTTGGGACGACAGGTTCCCACCTCCGCCAGCACCGCCCGCACGACTCATGCCGCCAATACCCATACTCGCGGCGCTGGCGAGCGAGCCCAGGATCGTGCCGGTCGCCTGAGCGTTGCCGCTCCAGCGGGCCAGTTCGCCCTGCGTGCGCTGGTTCTGGGCCTGTGCGTTGAAGCCCCAGGCCTGCCGTGCAGCGTTCATGCGGATGGTCTGCTGATCGACTTCACCGAACATCGCGGTTTCGCCGAGAATCTCCGCCGGCGTGCCGAGCGTGGGGTCGATGTTGTTGGCTGCGATCGCGGCGCGCTGCTGGCCGAGCGCAATGCGCGTGCGCCAGGACTGCTGCTCCATCTCACGGGTGGCCAAGGCGTTGCTGGCGTCGGCGTCCTGCTGCGCCAGCATTGCGTTGTTCTCGGCGATCTGCGCGTTGGCCTTGCCCTGCTTCTGCTGCTGATCAGCCTGGTAGGCACCGGTTACAACGGTGGCCGCCAGAAGGGCGATTGCGGGATTGCACACGTTATGCGCTCCAGTAGAACGGAAGGAAAGGGGCGCTGTCCGGTCCGACCGGCACCGGCGCGAGGAAGTGGAAGCCCAGCCAGTGCAGCCAGCGCTGCGCGGCTTCGTTGCGCTGATCGACGACGTTGAACAGCATCGAGGGGAACGCCCTCTGCATGCGGGCCAGAGCCGGTCGGGACAGGCGCAGCAGCTCCTTCTGGACCGACAGCGGGTCAAGGCCGGTAGAGCCGACCATCCAAGGCGTGCCGATACCGCCGAGGATTGAGTAAGGCGTGGCCCCAAACATGCACACCGGCACGCCGCGCACCATTGCCGTCCATGCCTCAGCGCTCCCGGCCAGGCCGCGCTGCAAGGCCTCGGCGGGCGTTGTGCGCCCGCAGGCCCACAGCTCAACCACGTCCGCAGGCCGTGCCGCAGCTGCGACCGCTTCGATGTGCCCAGCCTCGGCCGGCACCAGTTCCGCGGTGATCTTCATTCGGACGCCACCACCTGGGGCATCAGCGACAGGATCTCCATCGGCAGGGGGTCGTCGCTGACGATGTGGAAATGACCGCTATCCATGCCCCACCGGCAGGACATGTTCTTGCGCAGCACGCCGGTGTACGGAGCGGTGGGCTCGTCGTAGTTCTCGAAATCGCGCTGCGCGATAGGGTCCAGGGTGTCCAGCGTGGTGCCCACGTAGACGCCGCGGGTGTTGCGCACCAGCAGCGCGACCTCGAAGGCGAGCTTCTTCATGGGGCGCAGCGGGTCGCCACCATTCGCATTGACCTCCAGCGTCTCAATGTGGGCGGTGTACGGCAGGCCGATGTGCACCACACCGCCCGGGCGCTGCAGCTGCACCTTGCCGTCGACCACCTGCAGATCCTTCTGCACGTTGCCGTCTACCAGGGCCACCACAGCCTTGCCCTCCAGGTGGCCCATGCCGGCGATCGTCGAGCGCTGGTAAGTCCAGTCCTGCACAGCGACGCCGCGCAGCGCCAGCGGCACCGAGCCGATCGATTCCACCGTCGCGACCGTGGGCGACACATAAGCCATGACTCGCACACGCACATGACTGTCGCCAATCGCCAGCCGCAGGATGTTGCCCACGTCACCGGCACCGCTGAAGATCGCGGCGCCGGTGGTGGCGGTGATCACCGCGCCCTCGTTCCACCCATCGGTGCTGGTCAGCGTCATGGGTGAGCCGTTCGGACGCCTGCCGTCGTAGGTCAGCAGGCTGTCGGCGTACTTCCAGTCCAGCGGGTCGTCGTACCGGGTCGGCGCCATCTGCTCCACGTACTGGACCCATTCGCCGTTGATGAACCGGCGCACCAGCAGGTAGACCTCGGTCTCGATCTCGCCGGGCAGGCAACAGACGTCCAGAACCTCGCCGTCGGTCTCATGCGGGTGCCAGCCGGTGACCTCTTGCTCGGGCATGTACGTGCAGCCGATCAGCACGCCATCCGTGCGGGGCATCCACAGGATCGGCCAGGGCGCCGTGCTGTATTCGATGCCGCGGAACGTATAGCCCTGCACCAGGTGGTCGGCCCAGATGCTGATCTCGTTGCCGCGGAAGCCGTCCTTCTCGAACTGATAGGCCAGATCGCGCACGCGCTGGCCCTGCGCCTGCAGGAACACCGCCGACTCGCCCAGCACGCGGGCCTGAAGGTTGCCGGTGCCATAGGCAGACTGCGGCTTGATTCCGATGGTGCTGGGCGTCACGACCGCGTCCTGCCCGCCAGTGACTTTCCACTCGCCGCCGGTCGTCAGCACCAGCAGGCTGTCCAGCGGCACCAGGTCGCGGATCGCATTTACCTGGCGCGCATTGATGGTGAACGACACCGCGTCGCTGTCGACGATGGGCGAGCTACGCCCGAAGTTGGGATAGTCACCGATGTTCGAGGCCCAGACGGTCTGAGGATCTCCTGGGCTGCCGGCGAACCACAGGCGATCGCCGAAGAACTCGACCTCACCGGGATAACCATAGCGATAGGACCAGGCGCCGACAGCCCAAACGTCGGTGCCACCGACAGCGCCGGCCGCGTACTGGGTCACCACGATGTTGCTGGTGCCGGTCGGCGGTGCCTCGTAGAAGTTGATCAGGTCCGCGCCGGGATCGATCGTCCAGCCCTGTGCCATCACATCACCTCCTGCGCGACATTGCCGCCGCGGCCAATCCCGCCACCACTGGTGCCGCCGGTGCCGCTACCACCGGGGTAGTACGGATTCGACTGCACTGGCACGCCGTCGATCTTTACCTGGTAGTCCAGATAGCTGCTGCTGGTCGCGCCAGGGATGGAGAACTGTTTCGTGGTGCCATCGCCGTTGAACGTCCACGGACCTGCCACTGGCGGCGGTACGTTGCCCACGATGCTGTCGGGGATCCGCTCGATCACCGTGGCGGTGACCTCGAAGGGGCTGGTGAAGGCGGTGATCTTCATGATCCCGAACCCGCCGTGGACGTATTCCCATTCGACCCCGACGGCGTAGTCGTTGACGTTGTCGAACTTCACGTCCTGCGGGCCGTCGAACGCCCGGCCGCTGTCGTGCACGGGGCGCACGCTGCCACAGACGTAGTACGGCGTCCCGGCAAGGCCGGTCAGCACAGGGATGCTCACGCAGCGGTAGACCTTCTGGTCGCTTCGGCGAAGTGCACCCAGCGGCACCTTCTTTTCCGCCGACACCCACGGTTTCACCGAGCGCAGTTCCTTTTCCTCGGCATACAGCAGCGAGCCGACCATCTCTGCGGTGAAGGTCGGGACGTTGGTGGTCACCTTCACCACGCCCTGGGTGCCGGACACGGCCAGCAGCGCGGCCTCGTCGTTGTTGAACGGGCGGAATGGGCCGCGCCGGTACTCGAAGTCGCGCAGCTCGAACTGGTCGACGGCCAGGCGCCGCAGCTCCTTCTGCGGGATCCACGGATGCACCAGGAACAACACGTCGGCCGACTGCGTATGCCGCACCTTGTAGATGTCCTCCCCGGTGTAGGGCGTGGCCACCTCGACGATCTCCCCTGCCCCGTTGCGCAGCGGTGCACCGCCCACCCAGAACCGCATGTAGCCATCACCCATCTCGATCGCGTACTTGACCGTGGTCGAGTAGATGAACGGGATGAAGCGGGTGGGCCGGGCGTTGTGCTTGGCGCCACCGCGGAACAAATAGCCCGGGCGCTTCTCGCCCCCGCCGGTGGGCTTGGTGATCACGTTGCGGCAGGTCTTCAGGCTGATGGCATAGCGCACCATGTCGACGCGCCCCTGGAGCCCGGGAGACAGCTCGCCACCGGACATGCTCGGTTGCAGAAGTCGTGCCATCGTCAGCCCCTCGCCATCTGGGCCATGGACGGCTGCCGCTCGTCCTCGTCGGCCTCGTTGAAGTCATGCGCTGCGGCCTGACTCAGCGCCAGCTGATAGAGCTGCTTCAGGCCGGATTTGTTGGAGAACCCATTGCCACCGATGATCGTCGGCGCGCCTTCCTCGGCCAGCTTGCAGGCCAGCGCATCGACAAAATGCGCCGGGTAACGCTCCGGGTCTTCCACGCGTGCGACGTAGATCAGATAGGCCTCGGCCAGATCGCACAGCAACGAGGTGCCATCCGTGCCCATCGCCTGCTCGAACTGGATGCCGTGGCACTGGCGGAACTGCGGCTCGCACCAGCGCGACAGGCGGCGGCCGGCGCGCATGCCCTGATCGTCGGTGATGGCCAGCACCGTGATGCAATCCGACGGGCGCGCGTAGCGGATCTCCCAGCCGGGCATCGGCGCCTCTGCAGAGACTGCCAGCCGCTGCGCCTTCATGGCCCATGGCCACAGCCGGTCGGCCAGCACCAGGTCGCGCATGGGATCCCACAGGCGCGAGAACACCCGCGCCTCCTTCGAGCGTTCGGTCAGCGAGGTGATCGTGATGTCCTGGGCCAGCTTGCCCAGGGCCAGGTTGCAGATTTGGACCTGGGACGTCATGGCTCAGTCCTCACCGTTCGGGTACAGCACTTCGCTGGGCTTCGGGCCCTTCGCGGCTGCCAGCCCCATGTCGGTGATCTGCAGCTCCAATCGGCGATGCACCTTGCCATCGCGCGTTTCCTCTCCGAGCGAAACCACGGTCGCGATCGCCTCAATGGCGACCTGTGCACCAGACGCCGGCAGCTGCTTGATGCCCTGTGCTGCGATCTGGTCTTCGTCCAGGTTGATGCGCAGCCCCCACGGGTAGTCAGGCTCGCTGCAACCTGACGGCGCCGTCGCGCAGCAGTCACAGCCGTGATCGTGGCTGCCATCTTTCTTCATGGATACGAGCTTCATGTGCCGCTCCGGTAGTGGGGGCGCCCGAAGGCGCCCCCGGTGGTTGCCGTCAGGCGTTCGCCGACTTCTCGGCCACGGCCGCGTCGATCGCCTCGATCACGCCCTTGCGGTCCTTGCCCGCGGCTTCCTGCTCGCGGTAAGCGGCCAGCTGCTCGACCGCCAGTGCGGGCAGGTCGTCCTTGATCTGATCCACGGTGCGGTCGAGGAACGGGTCTGCCGGCGGGGGCGCCGACTTCTCGGCCACGGCCTTACCGCCAACCGGGTCCATCCAGGTGCCCAGCTGTGCCTTGCTGTCGATCTCGAACTCGTCGCCGGGTTCGCGCTGCTGCCCGAAGAAGCCGCGCCGGGTCGCGCGCACGCGCAGGCCGGTCACAGGTGGTTCTCCTGATGGCCTGCAACGATGCCCGCAGTGACCTTGCCCGTGGTCGGCGCGGTGCCCACCAGGGTGTAGTTCAGGCGGACATAGCGCAGGTTGGTACCGCGCGGCACGTAGTACAGGCCGCCGAACACCGAGCCAGCGGCCAGATCAGCCAGCAGCTTGGTCTGCGAGCCGACTACGACCGGTGCAGCGAAGTTCTCGGTGGCCGATACCTGCAGCTCAACCTGCAGGCTGGTGGCGTTGTTGAAGGCCTCAACGACCTGCACCCGCAGAGGGATCGGGGTGCCCGGGCCGATGTCGCGCTTGATGGGGGCGCCCTCACCGCGCACGGTGCCGGTGGCCCCCAGGTCGATGACGTTGGTGGACACTGCGCTCGCCAGCACCGACTGTGCGTTCGAGAACAGGTTCTGCTGATCGAAGATCATGGTGGTTTGCTCCTTGGATTACGGAAGGGAGCGGGGCCGCAGCCCGCGCGCCCAGTTCAGTGACGGCGGATCAGACGACCCGGGCTTCGGTGTTCAGCAGCGCATCCGACTCGCGCAGCGGGATGCCGCGATAGGTCAGCACTTCCTCGCCCTCGATCTCCTTGCGGGTCAGGCGCACGAAGTTGTCGGTGGTGCCGCCATTGGTGGCCAGCTTGTCCAGCGCTTCCATCATGTCGGTGTTGAGATAGATGGCCGCGCGGCCGCCCATGACCCGGCGCTGCTTCAGCTTGTAGTAGGCCTTGCGCATGAAGTCGTACAGCTTCACGGTGCCGGCCTGCACGTCGGATACATCGATGTTGGCGATGCGGGAAACGTAGCGGTAGTCGCGAACCGACAGGCCAATGTCCCACTGGAACTTTTCGCGGACCACGTCGAGGATCGACCCATCCGCGTTGGTCTTGGTCTGCTTACCCTTGTCCTCACGATCGATGCCGGCCTTGCTGCCCTTCGGGTACAGGCCATGGACGGTGTTCTCACCCCAGACGATGAACCAGATCGAGGTGTTGTCCGAGCCGGTGCCGCCTGCGTCGACGATCTGGGCTCCCGAACCGCTGGTAGCGATCTTGTTGAAGCGGGGAGCAAAGCCAGTGAACTTCGCCGGCGAGGTGGCCTGGTCACCGTAGAACATCGAGGTGGCCACGCCCTGGTTCAGGCCTTCGAGGAATGCCTGGGCTTCGGACAGGCGCAGGCCGGCCGAGTCGCCGGTCATGCGCACCAGCTTCTCGTCGATCTCGCTCCATGCTTCGATCATGCCGGTGGCGTCGCGCACCTGTGCGGTGGTCGACTTGGTGGGCTGAACGCCTTGATACAGCATGCGCCAGGTGCCTTCGGGGATGCCGGTGCGAACGGTCGTCAGGTGCGTGGTCCCGTCGTTGCACTCCTTGACGATCATGTCCTGCAGGATCGGGTTGTCCTGCGCCAGCAGCTCGATCACCGCAGCGATCTGCTTGTCGGCGTCGGTCCGCTTGAACACGTCCGCGAGGGTCAGGTAGGTGTTGCCGATGGTCGACATTGTTGGTCTCTCCAGATACAAAAAAACCGCCTTGCGGCGGCTGGTTGATGGGGTGGTACGTGGCGGGTATCAGCCGCCGTAGAGGATCGACTTCGGGTCGCTGGAAGCGCTCGGACCAGATGCGGTGATACCGCCCAGGCCATCCACCTTGCTGTCGCGAAGGAACCCGCCGAAGAAGGCGAACGCCTTGATCATGGTCGGATGGTTGCCCCAGCCCAGCTCATTGAACGCCTTGGTCAGCTCGGGGTCGTTGATGGCCTTCACCGCAGTAGTGGCCAGGCCGACGGTTTCGTCGTACTTGCCGCCCAGCTGCTGCTTGGCATCCACGCCCCACTGCTCGACCTGCTGCAGGCGCTGGGCTTCCATTGCCTGCTGCATCGCCGCCGCATCCTGCCCGGCCATCTGGGTATACAGGTCGACGGCCTCCTGGGCCTGCTCCTGTGTCCAGCCCTTGGCCTTGAAGAACTGCGTGGCCGCGCCCAGTCGATCGCCTTCCAGGGTGAACCCTTCCGGCAGGTTGAACTGGCCGTACTGCTCCGGTGCCGCGCTGGTCTTACCGTCCTCGGGCTTGCCGGCATCGCCGCCGCCATCGCCCTTGTTCGGCTGGCCATCGCCGCCCGTTGCGTCACCACCGTTGCCGCTGCCCTCGGATCCCGCCGGCGCGCTGCTGCCGGGAACCTGCTGCGTATCGGTTGCGGTGGTCGTAGCTCCGCCTGCGCCAGAATTTTGTGTGCTGGTCTCGGTGGTGGTGTCACTCATCGTCGTCTTCCTCGGGTTGCTGCAGCTGCGCCAGCAGCCGCTTCTCTTCTGTGTTGGCCTCGGCGCGCATCTGTGCCTCACGCTCCGGGCAGCTATCGCGGATAAGGTGCAGCCACCACTGGCCGGCCTCCTGCCGACCGATTTTCAGTGACTGCGTCATCGCGTTCGGGTTGAACGCACTGCTATCCACGTTCATGTTCTGGAGGAACAGCCAGAGCATCCGGCGACCTTCCGTGGTTGCCAGCACAGTGCGCACATCCTGACGCAGCTGTGCGTCCTGCATGTCTGCCAGCCGGTCGGCGAGCTTCTTCTGCTCTTCCTCTCGCGGGTCCATGCCGGGGCGCTTCATGCGGCACCCTGCATGGCGTCAATGAGCGCCTGAGCCGCCGAGCCTTCCTCGGGCACGGTATCGCTGGCCGTCTTCAGCGCCTCCGCGGCCTCCTTCATCGGCTGGGCAGAAGCTGCCAGCTGCTGCTGGCGCTGCTGCTGCGCGCGGTCGGCCCGGATCCTCGCGACTGCATCGTCGCTCCGGATGATCGATGCAGGGCCGCCCACGGCGGCGGTGTACTCGTCGACCACCTGGTCGCTGTCCAGCTTGTCCATCACGGACGGATCGCCAGTGGCCTGCGCCACGTTCGCCACGAACGTCATGGTGCGCTCGATCGAACCAACTGCGGCGGCCTTGGCGGCCTGCGCCAAGATGCTGGTGTACTCGATCTTCAGCGGCACGTTGGCCAACACCTGCGGCGGCTCAGGGATCCGCCCAGCGCGCTCCAACAGGCGGAACACCCGAACCACCGCTGGGTCGAGAACCTCGTCGGTGATCGACTCCAACGTCGGCGCCAGCACTGCCGCCTTCTCTTCCTTGCGGGTGACGATCTCGGTCGCGGTGCGGTCCGTCTTGTCGCCCAGCGCCTCCAGCATCAGGAAGAGCTGGTAGTAGAACGACCGCTGGATGCGTTGTTCGATGATGGCGATTTCCTCGCGGATCTCGCGCACACCCCTCGGATCAGGTGTGTAGACCGGCGCGACGGTAGCGTTCACCGAATCCTGCGGCAGGTAGATCATGCCGCCCTTGCGCAGTCGTGCACCGCCAGTCCGGCGCAGCGACTCGGGGCCGCCGAGGGTCGGATCCGACACCTGCTCCATCAGGCGCAGCTTCTCGCCTTCCAGGTACTGCAGCTGCTTGATGTCGCCCAGGCAGTTGATCGCCGGGCAGGACGAATAGATGTCCTCCGCGACGGGGTTCCAACGGGCCACGACGAACGGCGACTCGTAATGGCCGCCGATGTCGATCACACCGTTCTGGCCGTTGGCCACACCGTCGATCCAGACCACCTCGCGATAGGGACGGAAGCGCGGCGCCTGCAGCCCCAGGGGGCCGATGCCCGGTCGCTGGTCCGGATTCGGCTCGATCAGCGACTCCACCCAGAACCTCTGGTCGCCGTTCTTGGGCAGTGCATCGCGCACGACAGCCGGCAGTGCATCTGCGCCGTAGCGTTCCTCCAGTTGCCGCGCGGTCTTCGGGTAGCGGCGCCACAACGAGTCGACCCGTCCCTGGTCGTCGAGCCCCACGGCGTAGTTGCCGGCGGTCAGCGCGTAGAACCGCACCACCTCGCGCGAGTCTTCCAGCATCAGCAGCGGGGCAACGCCGAAGATGCCGTCCTCGGCGTAGACCACCGGCATGGCCTTGTAGAAGTTGCTGCTGGCCAGGGTGTCGCGGATTCGCTGAGCGACATCGTCGAGCCACACGCGCACGCCGAACTGCTCGGCAATGGCCGGGTCAGGCGTGGTCACCTTGAACCACGGCTGCGCCTTGGGCGTCATGTGCGACATCATGCCGGCCGCCATCACCCCCAGCGCGTCGGTGGCCGTGCTGTTGATCACCTTGGCCCAGTTGCGCTTACGCGGCTTGTCGTCCTGGTCACCGTAGAAGCGACCGCGGGTCGGGTCGATGTACTCCGACGTTTGGCGCCACAGCGGCGTCCAGTCGTTCTGCGCTTCCTTCAAGGCGGTCTTGCGGCGTCGGCAGTGCGCCTGCAGCTTTGCGATGTCCATCAGCCTCCCCCCAGCACGGTGTTGCGCGGAGCCGTTCCACCCAGCACGGTTGTGGTCGGTGCCAGTGATCGATAGGCCACAGAGGACGCGCCGCTGCTCGCGTAGGTGCGGCGCTCGTCCTCGGCTTCCTTGCGAGCGCGGCGCACGCGGCCGGTCGGGTCACCCACTGCGGTCTTGGTGATGCCGAGCGGGTCGGCGTACTTGCCCGTCTTGTCGCCGAACAGCAGGCCACCCGGGTCGATGATCTGGCGCGAGGTGCACATGGCGTCAGGCACCCAGCGCCGTCTTGACCGACGCGGTCGGCATCGCCGAGCTGGTGTCACCAGCCAGGATGGTCGACCTGGCGCCGAAGCGCAGGCGCTGCCGCTGGCGCTCGCGGTCACGCTCGTTCACTGCGGCATCGTCGATCGACTCGGGCGCCACTTCGGGCGCTGCGGCCACCGGCTTCACCTTCGGGGCGGAGTTGCACATGGGATACCTCGTTACAGCGGGTTGTAGGGTTCGCCGGCCTGCTGGTCGGCTTGGTCATACGGCTGGATGGGCGAGCCGTCCGGGTGCCGCGGCTTGGCCATGACCGGGTACGCGAAGGAGATCACCAGCGAGTCGGCCCGGTTGGGGCTCGGCACACCGCGGCGCTTCATGTCCTTCTTCGATTCGATCTGGATCTTCCCGTCCAGGCGTGCCACGGTCTCCGGCGCCTGCAGCTCGTCGCGCAGCTGCGGGTCTTCGGGGATGGCCCCGCCTTCCTTCAGCCAGTCGCGCGCCTTCTTCCACATCTCGGCGCGCTTGTTCAGGCAACCTGGGTCGTTCGATTCGGCCGAGAACCACACCAGGCGCCAGTCGCGGTTCCACGTCCGACCTGCCGATACGATTCCCGTGCCATAGCCGGCATCGACGAACACGGCGTCTGCCTTGTGTTCGTCTTCCAACTGGGCCAGCACGGTGGCCACGTGGATGTCGTTGTCGTTCTTGGGCAGCGTCCGCAGCACCTTGAACATCAGGCCCTGGCGCAGGCTGATCACCAGCTCGTCGTCGCCTTCCCACGCCGGGTCCAGGGTGATGACCTTGGGTGCCCAGTTGTACTGCTCTGGCCGCAGGTGCCGACCGTAAGCCGCCACCACGTCCGTCTCGCTGATGAACTGCTTGGCAGACATCGACGGGAACATGCCGCGGACGCGGATCTTGAAGAAATCGCTGTCCTCGCCGTGGTCAGCCGCCCACTTCGCAATCTGAGCCTTGTTGGTGCCAGGGACAGTGCGGCTGTCCACCTGACGATGCGACCAACGGTGCTTCAGGCGGCGGAAGCACTCGCGGAACCGGCCAACGTTTCGAGTCGGGTTGCCGAACACCGCCCAGATGATCTCGGTCAGGGCGTCGGTCAGTGCACCCTCGGCCACTTCCCACACCTTGTCGGCGATGGCCGAGGCCTCGTCGAAGATCAGGATGATCCGCTTCCCTGCGTTGTGCAGGCCGGCGAACGCCTCGGTGTTGTGTTCAGACCACGGCACCGCATCGATGCGCCAGCTCTGGTCGTGACCCTTCGCGGTGGAGATCAGCGCGGTGGCCGTCACGTCGAACCAATCCTTGGTCAGCCCCAACCGGCGCCATTTACCAATCTCGGGCCAGGTCTTCTTTTCCAGCTGGTTGGCCGTGTTGGCCGTGACCACGCCGCGGGTGTCTTCGAACGTATCCACCGCCCAGTTGCACAGCCAAGCCACCAGGGCCGACTTGCCGATGCCGTGGCCAGAAGCGACCGCCTGCTGGATCACCTCGCCGATCGTGGCGGCACCGCTGCGCAGCTTCTCGCCGATCTCCGACAGCTGCTCGCGCTGCCAGTCATATGGCCCGTCCCGTTCGGCCAGCTCGGTGCCGGCAACGCCCCATGGATAGCAGTACAGGACGTAGCCGAGGGGATCCTGCGTGAACCCGGCGATGTCGTAGACCAGCTGCAGCTCAGGACTTACTGCCGGTTGCGCGCTCACGGGCGGCCCTCAGTTGGTCGGCCAGGTTGTCCTGCACGCCGTGGTCCAGGGCGACGCGCTCGCCGTACTTCTTGGGCTGCAGCTTGCCGGCGTACCACTTCCGCGCGTCGATCATCAGCTTGGAGCGCTCGACCATGTCGCCTGTCTGACGCTCCAGCACCTTGCCCTTCCCGTCCTTCTTCAGCCGCTCGCCCAGCACCGCCTTGTCGGCGATGTCCAGGATCTCTTCGGCCAGCGTGTCCGCCTGCAGCTCGCGTGCACGCGCGTACTGGTTTCGAAACGCCTCGTTCTCAGCCAACCAACGAATGACCGTGGAACGGCTCGGCATCTTTGCCGTGGAACAGATCGTGCGCAGGCTCTTACCATCCACCAGCAGGTCGCAGATCGCGTCGGCCAGCTGCTGGCTGTACTTGCTGGGGCGTGCCATCAGTAGTCGCCCCTGATGATCCGGGCCTTGGACCACTCCAGCAGCCCGACCAGCTCTGCGGCACTGCACTGCCGCCCATAGACGCGGTGATCTACGCCACCTGCGCAATCCACCACCAGGGCCACCTTCTCCACGTCCCCGAACTGCCCGGCCTCGATTCGGTCAGCGAACTCCCGGATGCGCGCGGCAAGCTGGTGCTGGTCCACGGCCAGCGCGTTGTTCGGGATGAGCTGCAGGACGTTGCTCACGGTTGGCCCCTGTCCGCCCGGATCACGGCTTGGCTGGCGCGGACGTGTTCGTCGGCGTCCCGGCCGATTTGAACAGCAGCTCCCGCAACCTCTGCTCGTAGTGCGGCGTGCGCATCACGTTCGACGGCGCCGGCGACGGCTTGGGACAGGAGGCTGGTGCTGCAGGTGGCGAGGTCGTCGCGCAGCTGGAGGCGGCCAGTGCGCAGGTCAGCCACAACAGCAGCAGGGACGGCCTCGGCCGCAGCGCGGTCTTCTTCATGCTTCGCTCCAATGGTGGCCAGTGTCTCGGCCTGAACGTGCTCAGTGGCACGGGTCTGGTTCACCTGGTCCGCCACTGCCTCGGCGCCGGCGGCGCGCTGGGTGGCTTCCCTGCTCTCTGCCCGGTCGCCGCGCCAGGCCCAGCCAGCACCGAACATGGCACCGGACCACAGGGCGAAGGCGGCGACCGCGATGGCGATGCGGGTCACGACCGGCCCTCGCACATCCGACGCTCAGCGGCCCGACGGTTCACCAGGCCCTGCACGCGCTTACCACCGGCGTAGACCCAGCGGTCCAGCTCCGGGCACCAGCTCGCGGCGGGCTGGCCAGCGTTGATCCGGCCTACCAGCGTCGAGCGGCAGGCAGCGCCCACGCCCACGTTGTAGGTCCAGCTCAGCACCGCGGCCCACTCGCGTTCGCGCAGCGGCACCTTGATGCACTGGCTGATGCCGGTCAGGTAGCTGCCCAGGCGGCTGTTGAGCTTCTCGGCGCACTCCTGCTCGGTGTAGACCGCCTTGTCCGGGCGGCTGGTGTCGCCGTAGCAGTGGGTGGCGACACCGACCATGTCGATGTACGGCGTGGGCGAGTAGCCCTCCCACGGCTTCACCAGCGCGCCGGCAGCGAGCAGCACTACGCCCGCGACACTGCCGCCGATCACCTTGCCCTTCACCCGATCACCCCGCCGCGGCGCGCCTGGCGCCATTCGCGGATCCACTTCCACACCAGGTAGCCGATCTGGCCCACCAGGTAGATGGCAGTCAGCACCAGCACCGCCTTGTCCAGGGTGAACCCTGATGCGACCGCCGTCGCCACCGTTACCGGCGGCGTGACCTTCAGGGCTGCGGTCCCCACCGCGTCAATGATTTCTCCCCGCATGTCGGTTCCATGGTTGATCCGGTTCGGCATGACGCCCTCCCCGATTGGTCGATAGGTGCCCGTCACCGCAGCCCGGCAGGCTCGGCGAATTGGTCCGGTGAGGGTGGACGGGCGTGGATGGTTGCGGGGGCCGGATTCGAACCGGCGAATCTCCGGGTTATGAGCCCGGCAGCCTGGACCTCTGGCCTACGCCCGCAGGAAGCGCAGTCCCGGAAACGCAGAAGCCCCGACGCAGGGCCGGGGCTTCAGGGACAATTCTTGACAGTTGCAGAATTAGCGCATTTGGTTACGTCACTGTCAACCTCTTTTCTTGACCTCAGCCGCGATCGCGGCCTTGTACGCCAAGGGATCAACATCGACGCTCAGCACTACGCCGCACTGATTGCAGCTGTAGGTGACACCCTTCAACGAGCGCGCTCCATCCATGATGTCGATCGATTTCGCTTTGACCTTCATGACTGCCTGTTTGCATTCAGGGCACGTGCCGTACATAGCTTCCTCTCCTTGGGCGACGTTTGATTCTATGCCGCCAATCGGCCGCGGAACCAGTCTGTACCCTTCGACAGCTCATAGCGGTACTGTCGCAGCGTCAGCGTGCCGCCGTACTTCTCGGCCACCATGCGCGCCTTGACCGCCTGACTGGCAGACACCGTGTACTCGGTATGGAGGATCAGGGCGCGCAGCGGGTGCTGCCGCATCATCGACGCCAGCGCCTGCTCGACCCACCGCAGTTCGTCGGGGATACCGACATCGACGGCGATCTCCGGGTTGTCATGTGGCTTGTCGGCATCGTTCGTTGACCGCACCGGGTCCACCGCCCACGCCGGCAGCATGCCCATTCCCTCCACCCCGCTGCGATCGGCCATGAAGCGCCGGCGGCTGGATCCGTCTCGGCCCACCAGGTCGCGCAGCGCCCTTTCCCGGGTGCCGGGCGCCATGTCGCGGGCCTTCTCCAGCACGTGCGTGCTGCGGTCGGCGTAGGTCAGCGCGAACCGGTTGGCCTGCGCGTGACCCCAAGCTCGCAGCTGCTGGACAAGGTAGTCGTCAGTCGCCATCGCGCATCCCCTTCAGCACGTTCTCGTCGAATCGGAACACCGGCAGCAGGCCGTCGGTGTCGCAGCCGCCCTGCCGGTCCGGCCGGCGCTGGCAATGCGCTGGGCTGCTGCCGCGCTCGCGCATGGTGCAGACGGCGCACACGCCATGCCGGCGTAGGTAGGCGTTGTATCGCTTCCGCGTGCGGGCCTCGGGCGTGGTCAAGCTGCGGCCTCCCCGAACAGGGACGGTGCAGCGGCCAGATACTCGATGGCCACCTCCAGCCGGGCGCCCTTCTCGTCCGGCTCCATGCGTTCCAGCAGGGTCCGTCGGATCTGCTTGTCGTCCACCCAGGCGATACCGTTCAAGGCATCGGACAGCACCTTTTCGCAGTTGCCGAGGTCGATGCACTGCACGGTGTCGTCCCAGGTGTGCGGATCCTTCCGTGCACGCTTCGCCCAGTCCTGTGGCCGGTGCGGGAAAAGCTTGATGTGCAGCACGACGCGGCCGGTCGCCGGCACACGGATGCCCGCCGCCTTGGCCAGGTGGCCGACCGCCGCCTTGTACGCCTTCGCTTCCTCGGTAACGTAGGTGATCGCCAGCGGCTTCGGCTTCTTCGGGATCACGCGCACGGCCCAGTAGCGGTTCGCGCTGATCGGGTATGGGAGGGTGAGGTGAATCATCGTGCGGCCTCGTTCAGCTGCAACCGGGAAAGGGTGACGTTCAGGGCGGCCAGCTCGTCCATCTTCATGACAAGCCACATGCGCTTCTGCCCGTGGATCCCGTTGAAGCTTCCCTGGTGGCAGTCCTTGCAGAGCGCCACGGTGGTGAAGTGCTGGCCCTGGTTGATGTGGTGGGCATCCGACGGCGCCGGCGCATCGCACACGCTGCAGGGCAGATGCTTCACGGCTTCCAGGTGCGCGCGCTCGGCGGGGGTGAATGCCTTCGCGTTCTTCGTCCTCATGACCCCACCTGCACAGCATCGATGCGATCCAGTGATCGCAGCAGATCCACCAACGCCTGCAGCTCACCACGCTCGAAGTGCAGGACCCGCCCGTTCAAGCTGAAGCTGTAGGTGTCTGATGTGCTCTGGTAGAACAGGATGCCGGTGTGACCGGGACAGCCGCTCATCTCGCAGTCATCACTGCATCGGTACGTCAGTGAACGCTCGATGTTCGCCATCACGGTACCTCCGATCTAGCGGCGTTCAGATGCTCAAGGATCTCAGCCGCGAGATTCTCGGCGTTGTTCCGACTCATGCCGTGGAAACCAGTCACGAACTCGCGCATCGCGTCGAAGATGCTCGCTTCAACCAGCACGTAGCCCTCGGGCGGCGTGAGGGCGGCGATGATGGCAGGCAGCAGATCGCACGCAGAATCCACGGCTGCCCGCGCATCGCACCAATGGCCGCGCTCGTTCCGTTTCGCTTTCTCCATGCGGGCCAGCACCTCCCGCGCCCGCTTCTCGATGGCGTCCATCAGCCCTTCTCCCCAGCGAGGTCGGCGCGGATGTAGCGGACGTGGCTGATGCCGGGCTGATGCCATTCCGGACGACAATCGGACGTTGCGAATAGCTTCCCAGCCTCATTGAATGTCAGCCACACCTCATCTGGGCCAGATCGCTGGGAACACACGGACTGCTTCCTTGTGGGGTTCCGCCACCCACGTGGCAGGCAGTCCACTTCCGAGCGGCACTTCTTGCAGCGCCCTTTGCTGTCGATTCCGGCATGACCACGGATTACGCACAGTAGACGGCGGATTGTTCCGGCCGTAGTGCTGGTGTCGATCTGTTCGAGGTTCATCAGCGGCTCCCCATGTCGTGGATGCAATACAGGACGCCGTGGCCCACCCCTCGGCACTCGTTCCACTGCCAACGCACGCAGCCGCCGACGAGCAGCGAGAATCCGCCGATGGCTACGATGAAAAAGATCTTGTCTTTGAGCCACTTCATGCTGCTTTCCTCTGCTGTTTGGTGGTCGGCGCGAACTGCGCCAGTCGTTCCACAGCGCTGTCCGACCAGCGCACCCGGTCCGAGAACTCGGCGTGGATGAAGGTGAGGAATTCGCCCATCTTCCGGCGGCTGTACTTGCTGGTCCGGGCGCCGAGCATCACCACGCCACCGCGCAGGCCGGGCGCCCACTCGGTCTCTTCCTCGAACGCAGCGGTCAGCACGTCCTTCCAGTCGTAGGGCGTGGCCTGCCTGGTGCTGCCGTCGCGGCGGGTGATCACCAGCGGCACCTGATTGGCGATGTCGCTGAGCGCCGGCCACATCGCCGCGTTCTGGTCCAGCGTCCGCTTCGGCTCGTCCAAGGTGATCTGCACCGGGCCGCCCTTGATCCAGTCGTTGATGCCGCTCACGACGTTGGAAATCACCTGCGGCCAGTTGCGGTTGTTCTGCGGGTCGATCAGGTAGGTGCGCTTCATGCCGACACCTCCTGCAGGCTGTCCATCAGCTGCTGAAACGTGTAGACGCTCGGGGCTGCGCCTTCGGGGAGGATGGGCTCGATGTTTAGCGCTTTTGATCGAACTCTCCGGAATCCGTACCTCAGAGCCAGGATGTACGGGGAACGATGATGGTCATCAATGCCTTCTATGCGCGTTTCAGCGCCCACGAATTGGGGGTGCCGGGTGGAACTGACCACTCTCACCCTCTGCCCCACGAAGAACTTAGCCATCACCGCTTCCTCCTGATCTGCTCGTCTCGTTCGTCGTAGCCGGCCAGCCAAGCCCGGCGCAGCGCCAGCCCGTCCTCGCCCATGGCGTAGAGCGGGACCGAATTCCGGTCCTTGTGTGCGTCGCGCATCCACCGGCCGGTCTGGCGGGCGCGCTCCAGTTCGTATGCCGGGACCATCAGTCCATCCCCCCTGAGCGCTTGCCGCCCGTCTGGTTCTGCGGGACCACCGGGTCTTCGCCGTCGTAGTCATCGATCCGGCCATAGGCCAGCGCGTTGCGGCCCCAGGCGCGGCCGGTCTCGCCCTCTCGCTGCTTGGCGATGATCATTTCCACGAAGCCGTCCAGCGACGAGCGCACGCCCTCGCGCTCGCTGTAGTAGTCGTCGCGGTACAGGAACACGATCAGGTCGGCGTCCTGCTCGATGTTTCCCGACTCGCGCAGGTCGGACATCTGCGGGCGCTTGTTCTGCCGGGTTTCCAGCGAGCGGTTCAGCTGCGACAGCAGCACCACGGGGCAGCACAGCTCCTTGGCCAGCTTCTTGAACCCAGCGGTGATGTGGCCGATCTCGACCGTCTCGCGGGTCTTGCCCGGCAGCGGCATCAGGTGCAGGTGGTCGACCACCACCAGCCCGATCGGGGCTTTCATCCGCTCGCGCCGACACCGCGCCACGATCTGCTGCTCGGACAGCCCGGCCGTGTCATCGATCAGCAGGCCCGACGCGTTGAGCTGCTTGGTTGCCTGCGTGACCTTGTTCCAGTTCTCGTCGTCCTTCTCGCCGGGCTGCTGCAGCCACGCCAGCGGGACGTTGGCCAGGGAGGCTATGCCGCGGTTGTAGATGCTGGTGTCGGTCATCTCCAGGTTGAACACCAGGCACCGCTTCCCACGCAGTGCAGCGGCCACGGCCACGTTGATGGCCCATGCCGACTTGCCCATGCTCGGGCGGCCGGCAACGATGACCAGGTGCCCGTCCTGCAGGCCACGCGTGCGCCGGTTGAACCCGGTCCACGGGGTCAGCAGGCCCAGCGCCTGGCCGTTGTTCTCTACCCTACTGGCCAGCTCCTGATACCAGCGCCTGCCGATCTCTTTGGCGCCCTTCACCGAGCCGCGCCGGATGCTGGCGATCTCGGACAGCGCCTGCGTGGCGTCCGCGACGATGACCGAGGCGTCCTCCCCTTCCGGGTTGAAGCCCTTCGCCGACAGCTGGGCGCCAATCTCGATCAGGCGCCGCTGCGTGGCCTTGCCCTTCACGATCTCCGCATAGGCGACCACGTTGGCGGCGGAGTGTGTGGTTGCGGCCAGTTCGATCAGGTAGGCGCCATCGCCGACCATCTCCAGCTCACCGCGTTCTGCGAACCAGTCGCCCATCGTCACCGGGTCGAACGGCTTGTCGGTCGCAGCCAGGTCCACGATGGA